ATGAGTTCTTTAGCATATATGCTTATATTCAAGGGTTGAATCGAAGTCAAAGGATATTTTCATTAGGCAAAGATACAAAAAATATTTATATAAAAAAAGCCCCAAAAAATTCTGGGGCTATTTTTTATGGTTGAACTAATAATTCTATTGGAATTATATAGTTCGCTATTGTTTCAATTTCTGGATTAGTCATCATTAAATCAAATCCTGTTTCAGTCCAACAGAAGTCGTCTGCACCGAGTTCAATTAATCTATCTCTTATAAGATTATTGTAATAACTAGCAAAATAATTTACTAATCTTTGTATTTCACCGTTTCTTGTGAATTGTGAATTAGACGCGTCCTTTTCGAAATATTGTATATAACTAAGAACTGGCATTTTTGCCATTTTTGTGTAAAGGAAAGTTCTTATCATTAACTCGTAATCATCAGCAACGTGTACATATTTATTATGTCCACCAATAGCTTGATATACTTCTTTTCTCCAACTTCTAACGTGATTAGGTGCACCAACAATATGTCTAATAGTTTTAGAATTTATATTTGGGGCCAAAGCGGTCTTGTAATATTTATCTTTATATGTGTAGTCCATATAACCACCGTAACCAAATGCCCAACTATTACCGTAATCTACTATATCTGTACTATCTTCGTATTGTTCACAAACTAAACCGTAAACAAATCCGATATCATCAGAGTATAGGTAAGATCTACATAAATTATCAAGACAACTATCAACGAGTTCGTCGTCGTGATCAACTTCTACCAAAATATCACCGTTGGCTAAACCGAAGGCAAATTTTTTGACTTCCCCAATAACACCACTAGGTTTATTTCTTCTGAATAATTGGATTCTATTATCTTTTTTAGATAATTCATTTATATAGTTATATGAAGTCATATGATCAATAGGGGAATCGTCTACTACAATCCATTCCCAATTTGTATTTGTTTGTTTTAAAATAGATTCATATAATCTTTTCAATTTAAAAATTGGTGTCATGTATAGTGTAGTGATTACAGAAAATAACATATGTGATTTATGAACAGTTACTTTTAAGAACATTCCCATTAACTCTTCTGCAATTTCTTCTGGTGATAAAGTTACAGGTAAAGATAACCATCTCCTATTTTCTTCTATTCTAGCGTTGTAAAGATTTGGAAATCTTTTCCCCGGTATGAGATGTTGAGTCTCTAAAGGATCTGATGTTATATGCTTATCTTCAAGAAAAGTCAATATAATCTGAGGGTTAAATGTAGAAAGAACCTCTTTTAGATTTGAATCGTCTTTCATTTGTAAAAATTCAAAATCTCTATTACTAGCATATATCTCTCTGGATTTTATTAAGCTGGTATCTATTTCATTTTCGTTAATTATTAGTACTCTTATAAACATAGCGCGATTTTTTTATTTTTATATATTAAATCATTGTGGTTCGAAGTGATTTTAAAAATTACAAAATCTTAAAATTTTGTGTTCATTTAAGGAAAGGAAATCTTTTATTAAAAATTCTATCTTATTTTTATCTAAATAACTTATATTCAATAGTCTAATGTCGTTCTTTTTACAATATAATTTCTTTAATTCGTCTCTCTGTTGTATTATTTTAAAAGCTTCTTCGCCCCCAAATATATCATATGATGCAAAATGCTGTTCACCATCAAACTCTATACAAACGTTATAGACAGGAAGATAGAAATCAAAAGATAAACAGTTCTTAAATTTTAAATCACAAAACTTTTTTTCTTGGATGAAATTTATATTAAATTTTTTGAGAATAATTCCAATTTCTCTCTCACCCTTGGACTCACTACAAATTGGACAGCCTTGTTTTCTATTTACGTGATCTCTTGGTTTTTGTGGAAAATCTCCGTGTTCTGGACAATTTATGATAACTTTTATTCTACCAGTGATGTAATCTACTTTATCGTAATTATATTTATCACCATGTATAATTCTAGCTTTTCTTATGAAATCTTCTTTTGTATCTGTAATTTTTTCTAGTGCACAATATTTACATCCTCTTTTTTTATGTGTATGTGAATGTAAAGTCATATGAAATGGACCGTGTTTTGGACAAATAATATCAACATAATCGTTCATAGATTTATGTTTTTTTATCAAAGAATAATCATAGGCATTATTATGAATTTTATTTGCTTTATCTATAATATCTTGTAAATTGTTTCTCTTAGACATACAATTATATATTAAAAAATAAGAACAAAAAAAGACCCCCAATCACATTGTCGGGGGTCTTTAGAGTCACTATGATAATTAGATTATCACTAGTTAGATTAGATTAGATAAGTACACCGTTTGTGTCGGTAACTTTAATAGCCATAAATTGCTTCTCGGGAAAGAATCCGATATCAGCTACTGCATATCTTGATCTTATTAACATGCGTGGTGCCCATGTAGCTTCTGAAATTAAGCTGATAGACTGAGCCATCAAATAAGGGATAAAGAGAAGACCTGGTTGGTCAACTGAGTTCTTTCTTCCTAAATAGATGTAGTTATCATCCCATCTCATGTAAGGATCTACATAGATTGCGATTTGTCCAACATTACCCATTGGGTAGAGTTGTCCGTTGGTGTTCAACTTACCAGCGTTAACTGGGTTGATTGTATAACCAGCGATATCTTGGATAACGGAAGCTAAGTTACCGTTTGTTACCAAATATTGAGCTGGTCCTATTCTACCATCTGTTGCGATGAAGTTAGAGGCATTGTTCAATTTAGCGATAAGCTTTCTTTGAACTGAGTGAGTTGTTTCACCCATACCTGTACCAAGGTGTGTTAAGTAATCATCAACGTTTAAGTCGAATTTGGATGTTACACCATCAACGGCCTTAGGAGCTGTGTAAGAAACTCTGTTCTTAAGAGCGAGGTTTCTAATTTTACCAACGATTTCCTTAGAAATAACTTGGGTAAGTTCGTTAATAAGAACTCCTTCAAGTTTTTGAACGATATCCATACCAGTTGCGGCCTTGATATCTTCAATTTGGGTTCTCTTCAATGTTGAGGAGATTTCAATGTCACCAACTTGTACTGACTTGGTAAATACGTCAGGACCGATTACACCTGGGTAGGTTTTTTCATCTTGGTATCTGGTCATTGGACCTTCCCAACCATTTTCCATATTTGATTGCCAGCCTGCGCTGAAACCTGGAATGTGATCTTCGAGTAAGGATACTAATTCAATTGAGAATGTAGCACCTGATGCTGTGATACCAGTTGTGGTTAAACCAGTTAAAGTAGCAATACCTGATGCTAAATAATCAGTAATTGCTCCAGTTTGTGGGAATGTATTGAGAGCTGCGTCCCAAATATTTCCTGTTCCTGATGCGTCTTGTGGAACTAATGATCCAACTGAGAAGCCAGCTTGTCTGTAAATTCTGAACATTGGGTGTCCATCAATTCTGGAGAATCCTAAGAATTCCATCCAGTTTGTGTAAGTTACAGGAGGTGTAGAGAAATAAGTTACTGCTCCACCTGCACCAATATGTACCCAACATCTCTTGGTTAAACCACCAACTCTTTCTTGAATGCTCAATAAATTGAGTTGTAATTGGATAGCTTGTTTTAAAAGTAAATCTGTAGCTGTGCTAGTTGTTTTTACTTTGAAAACTAATGGTCTTTGTCTTGCTTCAGCGTCCTCACGGATACCATCACCATAAGCATTGTCATACTTAAAGTCAACAAAGAGTAATTCGATTCTTGGAGAAGCAGTTGGTTTAACAGCTACTAAGTCCAAACCGATAGTTTGAGCGGCAATCTTCATTGCTACTGGGAGTAAGTTTTGAGCTACGTCACCTGAACCAATTGTTCCATCAGCTTGCCAAGTTGCACCTGGAATTGTGGAGATTACTGGAGCAAGAACTCTACCCATACCATTTTGATTTAATGTGGCATAACCAACATTTTCATTCATCTGATGCATTTCTGCATACTCGGACATCCATGCTCTTTTTTCATCATCAACTACTCTGAGAGCGTCTAAGATTGGTGCCCATTTTTTCATTGCTTTCGCACTGTCAACTATAAAATTCATTTTTTTAAGTTTTTTTTTATTATATATTTGATTTAAAAAGTCATTTTTTCCAAAACGCTTGATCCATCAAACAATAATTACCTTTGTAATCTTTTTAAATATGCTTCTATCTGATTATCACTAAGTTTGGTGTTATCAAATTTGTTATTACTTTCTTTTAACAAAGTCACCTTACCCATGTTTTTCTTTGCATATTCATGGAGATTTCTACTATTCCAGAAACTTTCCATTTTTTCCTCAGTCAAGTTTGTATAGAATTGTGCGCTACTTAAAATACTACCTTGTACTTCTGGTTTTAAGCTCTCCCAAATAGGTCTAAGATCGGCAGGGAGATTGTCGATCAATGTTTCATTAAAGCTTCTTTCGGCTGTGGTTAATGCCTTAGCCATAATTGTTAACACTTCATTCTCGTTTGTATAATATTTGCTTTCGTTCATTGCAACTACTACTTTTTCTTTATCTTCTTGTGAAAGGTTGTAATAAGCAGCCTTTTTTCTTTCAGATAAAAATTCTAAGAAATGAGGATTGTTGTCTTTAGAGGCCTCACGTTTTTTGGACTCATTTATTTGCTTTAAGATCAATTTCTTTAATGTGTTTTCTGAATCATAAATTCTGTCACCAATGATTGATAACCTAGATTCTTGGATTTCTTGAACTTCGCCAGTATCAGATAATTTAACAACAGCGATTCCATTATCAGCATTCATAGCTAAAATTTCACCTGTTTTATCATCATCTATTTTCACAACTTGACCTGGAGTTAATTCAGATTTACTTTCCTCATCTTGGATTTCTTGTGCATTTACTCCTTCTACGTCAATATCCTCATCCTCTTCACCTTCAAGACCTTGAGCCTGACCCTGAACTTGACCTTGGGCTTGTGCCTGTGGTTGTGCTCCTGGTTGTGCTTGACCTTGTGCTTGTGCTGGTTGAGCTTGAGTCATATCATCCATAGTTTCGTCTTCATCGTAATATTTCGCAACTGAATCAGTTTTAAAATTACCCATTTTTTGTTCTGGTGAATCGATACCTTCTTTTATCATGGTTCCTTTTGAATTTAGTTTTTCAGCGATATACTTATTGTATTCGATGTTTTTATCTATTGCTTCAGCTAAATAATTACCGTAAGCGATGTTGTCTGTTAAATTTTCAGCGATGTATTCTGAATACTTAATACTGTTATCAAGTTGTTCACCTACATATTCTGTGTATTTAATACTGTTATCAACGTGTTCGGCGATATATTCAGCATATTTGATATTGTTATCAACATGTTCTGCAATGTATTCAGCGTACTTAATGTTGTTATCAACGTGTTCTGCGATGTATTCTGCGTAAGCGATATTCTTTTCAAGATTCTCAGCTACATATTGTGAATAATCAATAGATTTATCAAGATTTTCAGCAATGTATTCTGAGTATTTGATAGTATTATCAACATTTTCAGCAATGTATTCTGAGAAATCAATTGATTTGTCTAATGTTTCAGCGATGTAATTTGCGTAATCGATAGATTTATCTACGGCTTCTGCAACGTATTCTGTGTAGTTAATTGCTTTTTCGAGCTCACCGGCTAAATAGTCGTTGTGTTCGATAATTTTCTCAGTCTTGTCTTTAGTTCTTTCCAATCTGAGTTCTAACTTTTCGTTGGTTTTTTTAATCTTTTTGTTTTCTTGGACTACTACCTGCATCGTTTCTGCTAAGTAATCAAGATAGGAGGCTATTTTCTGGAAGCCTTCTTGGAAGGAATCATACTTCTCATATAAATCATTCAACTTGGCTGGATCAAAGTCGCCCTTTGTAACGGCTTCATTGATTTCACTTTTTGCTTTTGTGATTTGGTCTGTTAAATAATTCGAGTACTTTTCCATCTGTTCTTTTGTTACAAATTCATTTTTATCCATATTGAACAAATCGTTTATTTTTGACTCGTCGGATATATCATATATCCTAAAGTTAGCACTCTCATTGAATCCCAACGATTCATTGATTGTGCGGAGTTCCATTTTAGCAGAACTAAATCCGGGATCAGCCACTGCATCATAGGTAAAAAGTTTTTTAATAGTTACTTCGCCATTAGACTCTGTTATACCTGCGGCGCGTGATGAAACAAAAATAGGGCATCCATCATCTATCAGCGCTTGGGCTTCTTTACCCCAGTGAGTATTTAGTAATCTAATTTCACCATCTACTCTATTCTTTTCTTTTACAAAAAAAGCACTTTCAACTGTATGAGATACCCTGCCTAAACTAGTATCAAAAACATCTGGATGATCAAATTCCCCATATACCACACCCAGTGTTTTCTTTCTCTCTAATAATTCTTCTAAATGGGGCAAAAATCTATCAGCTTGATATATCCTGTCATTTCTATTTTTCACATTAAACTCTGTGAAAATACCACCAAGGATATACTGACGCTTCCCGGACGGAGCGACAGCTTCATTTATTTTTTTTAAACCATTAATAGAATTTTCAACAATAAGAACGTTTTTTATCATTATCGTTTTAACTTATTTTAGAGGTATATATTAGTTAAAAAAAGCCTATTTTTTCCATTTCAAGGTTGTTACGATAATAGCAATAAAAAACCCCACTTAATAGTGAGGTTTTTATATTTAAAATGTAGGTGCTTGACCACCACCGCCTTGTGCTGGTGGGGCTTGTCCACCGCCCTGTGGTGGTGCTTGACCGCCTTGTGCACCGCCTTGTGCTCCTCCTTGAGCGCCGCCTTGTGCACCTCCGAATTGTGCTCCGCCGCCTGCTTGTGCTCCACCACCAAATTGAGCGCCGCCACCCATTTCAGCTCCACCTCCGAAGCCACCGCCTCCACCGAAGCCACCGCCTCCGCCACCAAATTCACCGCCACCAGCTTCACCTTCTGCTGCACCAGCTCCGCCCATTCTTTGACGTTCTAAAGCTTTATATTTATTGTTTTCTTCAATATCAGCGTCAGTAAATTTCATAATATGACGAACAATCCATTCAATACTTAAATAAGGTTTACCTTCAGCGTCTTGCAAAGATGAACTCAAAGTACTAGCAATAGTTGCTCTTTCATTCATATTTTTTAAATGACGCCATTCTTCAAACATCGTATCAGAAATAAATTCCAATTTAAGAGCGTTATTAAAATCAATATCGTCTTTCAATTCTGGGAAATCCAAAATCATTTGAATCTTCAAAGGCTTAACTAAAATTTCTTTGAAAATTGTTCTAATTCTACAAATGAAATTCTTAAATTTAACTTCATCTCTTGTAATAGCTGCACTTGAATCATAAGCATATGAACCACCGCCATTATCTTCATCAAATCTTTGGAATGGTAATTTACTTGCTCTTTTTAAGATTTTATAAAACCATTGAAGAACAATATCTTCATTTAAATTTACTTGTGTTGGTTGTAAGATTTCAATATTTGGTGTTCCTGCAGTTCCATCTGGAAACCAGAAGTCCTTGCTAAAAGGAATATTAGTTTGTCCATTAATAGATACAGTTCCCATTCTTTCATCCCATTGAACATCATCATGATATTCACTCATTAGTTCATAAATTTGTTGCTCAGCTTGTTGACGAGTTAACCCCCCTACTGGGATAACAAACTTTTTATAAATTGATGCTTGGTTAATATTATAAAGTAATCTTGCCTGCTCAATCATTTTTAACTGGTTGAAAGGTCTAATTAAATTTTCTACGTAAGAAGTTTCTCCGTATTCATTATTGTTAGAATAAGAAATATAAATAATCTGCGAATCTAATAATATTCTTCTAAGAGCTGGATTATCAGGATGTTGAATCCATATCATTGTATTTGTATTTGGATCTGTAGCAACAATAAGAGTAATAGGATCGATTGGTGCTAAGTCAATAATAGTTTTTTGTTTATCATCGTAGACTATTTCATATGAAATATAACCGTCTATAAGAAGATTTTTTAAATAATTCCAAGCAATTTGACCTTCGTTAAAATTAAAAGTATTTATAAGTTTGGAGAAATTTTCTTGATATTTTTGTCTTATAGTTTGTTCATAATTATCAGGTAAATCTTTTACAAAACAGAATCTATTATTTTCGTCGTAAATTATACATTCATCCGCGATTTGCGTAATGAAATCTTTTATTTCATCTTTAATAGAATATTGTCTGAGAATTTTTCTTTTATCTAAATATGTTCTATCAAGATAAGCGATTGATTTTTTATCTAAGAATCTAGCGATAGTTTTCTTTGTAAATAAATCATACATATTTGAACTATTAGGTTGGTAAAGAACATCTGTTGTTTCTTCATGTACACCAATAGAATAAGCATTTCTAATACGCATATCGTTATATTCTAATCCACCAAACATAGTGGATAATCCTCTTAATATTCTGTTAAATAAACCAAAATTTGTTGTATTTGTTTGATTTTGATTTCCTCTATATCTATCATAGCTTGCCATTTGTTAATAATTAATTTTTAAGTATATATAAATCTTTTTATGTCATTTTTATCATTTGGGATTTTCATAGATTTTATAATGATTCTCAAGTAATTTTAATTGTTGATAATATTCTTTTACGTCATTTTCGTAGTCTGAAGCAGTTTTATCGTAAATTTCTAAAATCTCTTTTAGTTTTTCTTTCTCTCTTTCAACATCAGAATCTTTAATAGCATCCATCATAACTCTTTTGTTTATGATTTTTGTATCTATAAAAATAAACCTACTCATTATAGTTGTAGATATTCCGTATATTTGAGGATCTGCACCAATTCCAACTATCTTTGTAAAATCGTAAGCTGTTATAGCGTAATTGAAATTTCCATTATTTTTAAGAGATATGTACACAGACTCAAAATTTACTTTCATAGGTATTTCTTCGTTAACAGTATTTCCGTTATCGTTATTTGCTTTATTTCTTTCAATGACAGATGAGAACATTTTGAATAATTTATCTAAATAAACTATTTTATAACGATAAGGAAGATAATCAAAATTTATAGCGTAAATAATTCTTTTTTGTAATTCTGTGCTATATCTATCGTCTATAACAAAAATTGGACACCATATTTTATTACCGTTATAATTATATTGTATCATATAAAATTTACCAAGAGTAATAGTACCGTTCATTGTTCTTCTAACTTGTAGATTTGGATTTTTAAGGATGAGTTTAAAAATCATTTCAGTAGAATCTTCAACAAGTGGTTTCATGGCGTTGTTATATTGTCCCATTAACGCACTACAATATGAAGCGAATGTATCTGCCATATTTTAAAATACTTTTACACTATGATCGTCGAAATATTTTTCAGTCATAACGAAAAAATCATATCCTCTCTTCTCACAAAATTTCTTTGCCGTAGTCCATTTAGCGAAATTTTTCAGAAACATTTTCATTCTATATTCGTGATTTTCCAAAGATTTGGCTGTGACTCTTTTTGGCATAACTGGTGGAATAGTTTCGGTGTAAGGTTTTATTTCTACAACTGTTTTAGATATAGATCCATCTAATTTTTGAATTTCACAATATGCATCCGGATGATACCTAAATGTTTCCCAACGTTTGTTTCCCCTAGAATCAGTTACTTCCATTTCATACGGTATAGTTATACCTTCAACGTTCCATTTAAGAACTCTAGGCTCGTTATCTAAATAGAAATATAACTTGTATTCCCAAGATGATCTAAAATAAATAACAGTCGGATCTCCTAAATATTTTTTAGGATTTAAAAGATTATATTGTCCTTGAGTGTATTTATCTGACTTATTTGGTTTGGCTCGATACCCCATGTTCATTTAATTTATTTTTAACTCTAATCATTTGTCCCAGTTGTTCTTTTTCCATAACAGTTGAAGGTTTCCCAATTTTTATCAATCTATATAGGAATCATAATCTATGACATGTTTAAACATTGTTGTTTCTATAATCTGTGCATCTTTACTTCTTTCAGTTTTTATTCTGAAAACGACTTTTTCCATTTTATTTTTATAATTTCTAATTTTTTTATTCAATTTCTTTATAACATCGTCTATAACAGTAATAGATTGTTCAAGATTATTTGGTTTTTTAAAATTAAAATTTTCACAAAAATTTTCAGTCAATTTTATAAAATCTTCGTCTGTATATTTTTTAATAAATCTTTTATAAAAAACATCTATTTTAAAATAATTTAAATAGAATAAACAATCTTTATAATTTTTAGATTTTAATATATCGATATCTATATTTTCGCTATTTTTTAAATCTGAATATATTTCAGATACATGTGAGTTGGTTTCGTGTTTTAATGTTAAATAAATTAAATATGTAAAATCTTTCCATATATCGTTATTAATAGCGAATTTTTTATGTTCATTTAATTTTTCTTGTAAATACCAAGATTTATTTAACTTAACATTATTTTTCAAACGTTTATAAAATTCTAAAGCGTGATTCAATTCGTGATTCACATTAGATTCTAATATATTATCTATATTGGAAAATTCTAAATATAAAATAACATCATCTAAAAAATTATTATCAATCAATTTATCACTTAATTTTATATTAGCATAATCTTTATTTTCAATATATTTTATCTTTATTATAAAATTTCTTAGTTTCAAATCATTACTAGATACTAGGTCCATAGTAATTTCGGATTTTCCAAAGTTATTTTTAATTTCAGAAATTATTTGAGAAGTATATTTTATAACGGTGTCGTTAACACCTAATCTTTCCAAAATTAAGTTATCAAATAGAATCGATCTTTCCATTTTTCTTTATCCTTTTTTATTTAAAAATTATGGAATCCTTCACCGTCGTTACAAGAATCTAAACTGATCATTACAATTTTTTCTTGATTAGTCTTCTTATTTGTTAAATCATTATAACCTTGGGCCATGCCTCGCTTAAAGATTTCAGAAAAATAAGGAAGTGCTAATTTGTATTTTTTCTCGTTGAAGTTGGTCCATTTTTCAAACATGAATAGTAACCCAGTTTGTAAACAGTCATTTTTATCGTCTTGGGTCTTGTACATATTATTCTTTTTACGAATCATGTTCTCACCAATCATTATAAACATTCTTTCTGCTTTTTTGGTCAGGAAACCTTTGCCCTTCGATAACACAATTTCGTAGAATAACTCATTATCATCTAAGTAGTTAGCCATTTATCTTTAATTATTTTTTGGAAATAATTTATTATTTGATTCTTTTAATCTATTTTTGTATCTTGTGGGATATTAGGCTTAGAATCTTATATGGCTTTATTTTGCTATGATTGTATGTAGTTAAAAATGAGTGCCTCTAATGCTTTAGTAATCAAATCGAAACTTATACGCCCACTGAATATAAAAGTTTAAAAAAAGTGCCCATATTTATCATTAAAATATGGGCACCCAGCTTAAACGCCTGATAATTACTTCAATAAGGATTTCTTAAATTGAATTTTTTCGTCTTTTGTTTTATTAAATTCTTTGTATAGATTGTGTCTGTGAACTAATAAATTATCAAAAGTTAATTTAAGAGATTTGTCTGATTCCAATAAAGCTTGTTCGTTCTTAAGTTCGTCAATTGCTTCGTTGATGTCTTTGATTTTAAGTTCAATTGATTTTTCTTTATCTTCTAAAGTCTTCAATTGTTTTAATTCCTTTGAAAGTTTGTTTTCGAAGAAATGTGTAAGATCGTAATCTAAATCTTTCTTTGTGTCGTTGATAAGTTCGTTAACTGATTCATAAGCGTAGAATGAACTGCCTGTACGAATATCTTTGTTATATAAATACATCTTATCTTTATAATTGAAAGCGTATGCTTCTAAATAAGGATTAAGAATATTTGTTACCTTCAAAGCTATATCTAATTCAACGAGGTTATTTAAGTTTTCTTTCAATGTGTTTAATAACATAAAATAGTCTCTCTTTAAATAAGGAATGATAGGCGAATTGAAAATGTTTTCCAAAGTTGTTTCTGGATCTAATTTTTCTTCGTTGATAAACATCGATTTGTCGTTCTTTGTTGATAAAGCCACAATAACGTTTTCGTCAATTTTAAAAGAAATTTTATCATTTTCGATTGTTGAAAGTTTCATACATTGCTCAAGGACTCTGATTTCTTTAATTTTATCTTCGTCTTCGATGTAGTCTTCTGCTAAAATTTGTTTTACTTCTTTATCGTCAATCATAAACCATCTATCGCTTACAAATGCCATATAACCATTATCTACTTTTTCAACTATGGTGTAAACTTTTTCAGCTTTACCAGAGTTTGACATGTTTTGTCTTTCTAATGGTGATTTTGTTAAACCGAATACAAAGCTCTTAATTTGTGGTACCCAATCATACATACGAAGCTCATTAAGGATTGCTTCCATTCTTGCGTCATCATCTGATTTATTGATAATTTCAAGAATAGTGTTCAAAGGTTGTCTGTATAACATGCCTTGATTTTCTCTTTCTACTCTTTTATACAAATCTTTCAATTCATAAATCAAGGGGTAAGATTTCATTTCGCTATCTAATCCTTCTAAGAACATTTTTACATCTGTATCATAAGTGTATTTTAAAAGTTTTTCGTTAACAGTTTTAACAAGTTCTTTCTCAGAATATTGATCATAATTGATTATGAAACCTTCTACAAGACTTGAAATATCAGTCTGATCGAAAGTTAATCTGTTCTTGAAGTTAAATAATTCTAATTTAAAGTTTTTCATATCGTTTATCTTTTTTTTTTTTATTTTATTTTAACTATACTATCGTAATTTGCCATGGTTAACATTTTACCGTCTGAACTCATATCAAGTATATTTTCAGTTACTTTATGTAAATCCATATCAGTTTTAGCGTCTTCCTTAGCGTATTCTAACATTCTTATAAATAAAGGTACATCTAATGTAATCTTATTAACTGATAATCCTTCATTTAAAATATCTAAACCAACTTCAGTTCTTTTTGTTGCTTTTTGTTGTTTTGATTTTAAAGTTTTATCAAAATCGTCGAACTCAATTAAGTTATTTAATTTCTTATCGATACCTTTCATTCCAAAAACATCCAAACCTGGCTCATTTGATTCTGTAACTCTTCTTCCCATTTCTCTTGTTCTAGCCTTTATACTATTTCTGACTTCCATTACCCAATTTACAGCGTCACCAGCATTAGTGAATCTTTTTTTATGAGATTTTTTACAATCAACGAAATCTGGTGAACTAACAATAAAATCTTTTTCGGGTAAATAATATTTAAATGATATAGCGTATTCAGAGTTATGTAAACTAACATGACAAACCCAAAAGTCTTCATCCTTGTTGTAATATGGATTACTTATAGATCCTAAAGTTTTTAATTTTTCAATATCTTCGCTAGTAAATCCAAATTCTTTCCATTTGGTTATTCCAATATTACTGTTTAATTCTCTTTGTTGTTTAATAACATCTGTGTACTTATCAGTAAAATATTTATTTTTATTTACACTAAAAAATGGTTCATCTGGATCTTGTTTTGGACTCTTATCGTAATTCACGTCGTAATATGGAGTCTCATCAGATGGTGGTTTTAAATTAAACCTCTCTCTGGGTTTCTTTTTCCCTTGAAATAATTTGTATTCATTTACGTGGCTCATATATCTTTTTTTATTTTTACGTATCTTTTACATTTAGTAAAAAATTGATTCAATACAAAGATATATATTAAGAGAAAAAACTGATTTTTTTCCAATTACGACATGTAATCGTCGATATCGTTATAAGATATCTCTTCGACGTAATCGTATTTGTTTCTGAGATCATCCATAATATCATCAATATCAAACTTATTGGAATAGGATATTATATCGTCTGGAAGGGTTCCAGCGATGAGCGTGATTTTCCAGTCGAAGTCTTGAACGAGTTTAATAGTACATTTTTCGTTCTGTTCATCGATGAAAATGTAAAAAATGTTGTCTGTGGTAGTCATAAAATCAGCTTTTTTCCCAATATATATTTAAAAATATATTGCTTATTTGGAAAAAAGTGACGGTGCTACGTAATTTAATGTAATGATATAATCTTGATCGTTTTTTCTAATACTATATTGATTGAATTTATAATTTTTCCAGTCAGTATTATTAAGGTACCTTATGATATTCATAATGCTTCTTCTGTCTGGATCACACTTGTAGTGTAATTTTAAACTCTTATCATCATAGTTGTTTTCCGTTTTGATTATATTATCAGCTATGTCCTTTAATCTGGACAAATTGATTTCACAACCCATGTGTGTTTGAATTAATTTTTTAAGAAATTTTGGAAATTTTTAACAATTTATTTATCTAATTTTGTAGCCCCGCCTTCTGCACTATTGAGGTTATAACGTGGATGTCCTTTAACGTAATTTCCAGCGTTACTTCCTAATCTGCCTGTGCTTGGAGTGTAATAAGCAAGAGTGTCCATTGATGGGTAATAATCAAACATTATAGGATTTAATTGAATGGCTACAGAGGCGTAAACTCTTTTACCATTTTCTAAATAAGACGCGTCGTGCATTACTTGTTGAGCTTTGTACAACCAATCGTGTTCGATTGCGTAATCAACATATAATTTCTGATCAGCGTAATTTAAAACGTAAATTCTATCCATGTAAATTTTACCAGTTGGTTTGCGTAATCCCATCCAAACCAATGCTCTTCCTTTAATCTTTTTATCGTTTTTATCACTCATTAATATTAATAACTTACATCTTTCTGGATTCTTACAATAAATATCTAAATATTTTTGTGCGTAATCGTGTTTCATGCAAGAACTATTTAAATCACCTTGACTTTGATTCTCATAATGATCCGAAAGATAATAATATCTTATTTCTTCCCCTTCAACTAATTTAAATTTAGCAGAAGCTTTACCCATTTCAGCCTTGAAATCATTTACAAACTTTTCAATTTCAACTTGTTTGTAAGTGTCTGGGAATAATCTGTTTACTATCTTACCAACAGACATTTCTTGTCTTAATTTAGAGTTATAACAATCTCCACACGGAATCATCATATCTTGTAAATAACCAGGAACTTCAGTAGCTTTAGCTGCAGGCATAAAAGATATTTTATCTTCTTTGTCTTTTTTTGATCTATCACAATCTAAATAAGATAGTTCAAATTTATTATGACCTTTTACTGTTGGTTGTTTAGAAGCATCTAATTCTAAAATTTTTTTAGCTATAGGTGAATCTATAACACTTAATATCTTAGCAAGAACCTCAGAAATAAAAAACGAGATTTTCTTTTTTTCTTTATCGTCTGCTTCAAATAAAAATCCGTTATAGTTATACAATGCCATTTAATAATAGTTTATTTTATTTGTCTCTAGCGAGTCTTTTTGTACCACCATTAGCTTTATGTAATTGGTATCTTTCCATTGTTTCACCAGTAAATGGACTTTTAGTGGGTTTGCCTCTAATTGTTGATAATCTTCCAGTATCGGGGGTGTAAAAACACATTGTATCAATATAAGGATAACGAGCAAATATACCGTGATTTTTTAATCTTGTTGTAATACCTTTATCACAAACTTGTCCGTCTTTTACAAAGGTGTAAACTTCTTTAGATTGATTTGGTTTGTACCACCAACCGTGCTCTTTAGCGTAATCTATAAAAATATTTACATCTGATTCATTTGTATAATAAATTCTATCCATCAATACTCCCTTTGTTGGGTTGCCTGGTATATCAACGACAAAGCAATCAAACCAAATTATGGCTCTTGCCACTAATTTCCCTTCTTTGTTCAACATTATTAACATGCCAACCTGTTCGGGATTTTGGCAATAAATATCAAAAAATGATTGTTTTTCTGGTTGTTTAAGACAAGACTTCATAAGAGGAGTTCTAACATCGAGTACTCCTTCATCGGGTGCTTCTTCCATACCTGGATGAGGATTGTAATAAGATTTAACGTGATACCATTTACATATCTCTTCTCCTCTTACCATTTTTAATTCGTAATTGCCTTGATCCAATTTACCTTTGATAAGATGTACAAAATTTTCAAGGTCTTTTGATCCAGCGTATTTAGGTAAAGTTCTGGTAACAAAGGCACCAATTCTCATAGATTGTCTGCCTTTTTCTCCCCATACTGGACTATTTGGTTTTGGATTAACTAAATCTTCTTCTGTTATACCAGCTAATCTACCAACCCTGTTAGCTGGGAGAACACTAATAGTATCAATATCGTTAGTTAAATCAGCGTAAGAATTTTGAAATTTAATATCAGACTTAGGTAGATCTAAAAGTTCTTTTGATATTTTGGAGTCTATCGAATTTAATAGTTCAGTAAGTTTAGGTGAAAAAAACATTGGAAGTTCTTTCACGTTAATATCACTTTCATATACATAACCATTAAAATTTTTAAGTCCCACTATAATTAAATATTATTTTAGTCTACTCTACCAGCTTGTCCACCACCGCCTTCAAGTTTTAGTCTTTTCATACCTTCAACTGGATTACCTGGATCAGAACCTAATCTACCAGTTCCTGGATTGTAATATTTTAAACTATCCATAAAAGGGTAAGTTTTATATTCAGCAGGTTTTAATTGAAGAGCCACAGACTTATTTACTCTCTGTCCGTTTTCTATATATGAAGCGTCGTAAGCCTGTTGATCATATTTATATAACCAACCTTTTTCCATTGCGTATTTCTTAAACAATTCTGCGTCAGATTGTTTGAAAACATAGATTCTATCCATGAAAGTTTTATCTGTTGGTTTTCTAAGGTTTGACCACACTAGTGCTCTTCCAAGAAGTTTATTTTGAGCATTTGTTAAAATTAACATAGCACATTTTTCTGGATTTTTAACATAAATATCAAAATATGGTTGGCAATTTTTGCCTTCTTTAGAATGAGGATCGTATCTCATACAAGAGTTGTTAAGACCAGCGTCTTTACCACCACCTGGATCTTTATAGTAATTTGATTCAGCGTACCAGAATCTAATATCTTCACCAGTAACTAATTTGAATCTATCATAGATCATGGTTGCTGCGATTTCAGCTCTGTATGACTTAACAAAACTATCTATTGCTTTATCTGAGAAATTATCAAATAATCTATTAATGAATTTACCAACACCAAGAGATTGTCTACCAGCACCTGTCCACATTTCACAATTTGGTGCTGGTTTTTGATCTGCTTCAGCTTGATCTTTGAATCCCATTTTAAACCAAGCTCTTTGAGCTGGCATAAAAGATAGAGAGTCGTCCTTATCATTATCAACATCAATATAAGATATATCAAAGAGATTTTCTTCAGGCTCTTGATCAATATTTAGAATTTTACTAGCTATAGCTTTAGCTTGAAAATCTGCTGTTTTCATCATCTTTTGAAGAAATCCTTCTAGCTTGGGTGAAATAAATAACTTCAAGAGTTTCTTTTTACCTTTAACGAATTTAGGTTTTTCTGGATCAATCACTGGTTCGTCTGCTTCATTAACAAAATTTTTATAATGTGATAACGTGCTCATATTTTAATTTTTATTTTTTATCTATCTACTGGTGATTTAGCACCGTTTTGATTTTTTAAACTGTAACGAGGAAAAACTCTCGAAGGATTGTTCGGATCCCTACCAGGATTACCAGGTGTTGAAGCCGCTCTACCCGTCGCTGGTGTATAATAAGCCATAGTATCCACATAAGGATAATATGTATAATCAATTGGTTTCAAACGTGTTGCGACAGAAGTTGTTTTTCTTACTCCGTCCATCATAAATGAATCACCTTTTTTATATAACCATTTATGGTCTATAGCGTATTTATGAAAAGCTGCTTCTATTTGTGGTCCTTGACTATTAAGATAATATACCCTATCTAATAATGTGTATGGGTTTTTATCTTCTGCTGTATCACCACTTGGTTTTAATAAATTATTCCAAACAAGTGCTCTGCCTATAATTTTATCAGGATTCTTTTCGCTAAAATAAATTAACAATCCACATTTTTCTGGATTGTTGCAATACATATCGAAAAATGGTTGTGCATTAGATCCTTGCATACAAGAATTAAAAGGTCCATCCCATCTTTCACCAAGATACCAATATCTAATTTCTTCACCGTGAACGACTTTAAATCTTTCTTGTTCTTTTTGTTTTACGTCAATTTCTGGACGATATCTGTTATAGAAACGATCTATGTCCATGTTTGTAAATTCACCTGGAAATAATTTGTTAATCATTTTGCCCCAAGTCATAGTTTGTCTCATTCTACTCTTCCAAGGATCGTCACCAGATTCCTCCACTTTTTTCATTCTATCTATTGGAAGATAAGACACTACTTTACTATCTTTATCTACGTCTAAAAAATTAACATCAGACTCTACTTTACTTAAAATTCTCTTAGCTATAGGTTCAGAAAGTATTTTACTCAAAATCGTAATCAGATTGTCGGAATATAATACTTTCACAACATCAGTAGTTTCGTTTGATTCTTTCATATATACATTAAACTTTAATACGTAATTGTTCATTTTAGCAAAGTTAGTAATTTTTCGTTATATATAAATTTTTTTTTCCAAATAATTTAAATATTTTTTATACAAAAGTAGGTGGTGGAAAATGAATATAGATCGGAATAGGCACATTAGAATAACTTGGAAATTGATATTGTAAAACATTATAAGAGCATGTTGGCCAAGGTGTTACTATACCAAATTGAGCACCACCAGATCCTGTAGCCACAAGTGGATTTTGAAGTGTTGCATTTATCCATCCGACTGTTGTCGCTCCACTAAATTGAATGGAACCGTAAGATGATGGGTAACCAAGGACTAGAACTTTATGTGAATTATTATCTGGTGTTATCCAGATAGTTTTATCCCCTTTTTGTTCTATCAATTTTCCGTTAAATGGTGTTGTTGGTTTTGGTGTTGATGACGCTTCGTAATAAAAATAACTATTACCAATCATTATAGTTGGATTAAAATATTGATTTGCTTGATAACCACTCTTCAACACCCACAAAAAAGGAAATACAGCATCTATTGTGGTAGTTGCACTTATAGTATATTGTGGACTTCCACAATTATAATAAGGTTCTTGTCTCATAGACCAAGAACCTGGATCTAGTGCTATGGGTGAAAAATTCACCGTTATATTAGTTGGAGGAGGATTAGAATTCGGTGTTGTGATATATGTTGCTTGGTAACCAGTCCAATTCATGATAGTATTTGATCCAGGAGGAGGTGGACTACTTATTTGATTTAAATATCCATTTATAAATAAGTTCTCATCCCATTTTATCGTCTCGCCAGATACTACAAGATTTGAACTAGTACCCATTTCGTAAACTGTTTGAGGTATTCCGTTGTTCGTGATACTTACTGATATTGTTGGGAAAATTACAATACCTGTTGTTTTTATCCAAACTGTTTGATTTGCTGCTGAATAAGACACTCCCAATGAATTGATAGCATATGCGTTAACATAATAATATGTAGCTTGAGTAAGACCTGTAATTGTGCCTTTATAATTCCCATTTAGATCTACAGGGCCCGTTACACTCAATACAGAATCAGCTAACGTTGGATATGTAGTGGTCAGAGAATAACAAAACCCTTTATCTATTATTCCTAAAGATCCAGTGTCTGTGATTTTACCTTTACATGTTAAATTTTTTAATGCCATTTTTTAATTTATTTTTTAATCTGCTGTAACTCCAAGAAGATCAACTGATGGTAGAGTTCTTAAAGCTGTTGTTGTAAATGTAACTTCGTTACCGTACCCTGTTCCAGCACTATTAGTAGCATATGCTCTCACGTAATATAATGTACTAGGTGTTAATCCGGTCATTAATGTGTTAAAATTATTTATTGTGAAAGCGTCAATAGTGTGTGAACCTGCTATAGTTGGATTTGGTGAAGTTGACCAACAAGCACCTACGGTAGTTATTATAGCGTTACCAGCACTTGATATAACACCATATGTTACTGCACTTATATCAGCTATAGCTTCAATTGGTGATGTTGTAGTTAAAGTTGGTATTACCGCCGGACTTGTAATATCAGTATGGAAAGATTGAACTGTGGAACTATTATTTCTTCCGGATAAATTTTCAGCGTAAGCCCTAACCCAATATGTAGTATCAGGTGTTAAAGATGAAATGGTAACCGTAAATTGTCCTGTTCCAGGTGCTGGTAAAGGTACTACTCCAGGTGTAGGATTATCAGTTGGTCCTGGTAATGTATTTGTATCAGAATAATAAACACCACAAAGCGAAACATCACTACCGTTATTATTGCTTATAAAACAAGTAACATTTGTACTAACATCTAATTTATTAGGAAAATCTATTATAGATACAGAAGGAACACTACTGGATGATGTTTCTGTTGTAAACTGCATAAGATTACCGTAAGTTAAACCTGTTATGTTTCTGGCGTAAGCTCTGATATTATAATCAGTACCAACAGACAATCCGTTTAATAATATACTTATATTACCCATAGATCCACCGTCACTTACGCTCCAATTACTTGAAGTGGTTCCAGTGAATGGGATATTAGGAGGAAATGCCCAACATACACCTCTGTCAAGTATAGTGGCTCCACCGTTGTTTGTCACTCTACCGTTACCTATAACACTAGTAGACATTATAGTGGTAGCACTGTTTGTTATAACACTTGGTGCGACCACATTAGTTGCTAATATTTGTTGTAATAAAGGATTTTCCACAGTGTTTGTAGATAAGTAACCATTTACAAATTGTCCATCTATCCACATTCCGTTATAGAAATGACCATCGTAGAATATGCCATTTATCCATAGTCCATTATACCAATTACCATCGTACCATATACAAGCTGACGCGTTTGTAGTGCCAGTATCAGTATTAAATACTCCACCGTACCAATTACCAGTGTAAAATTTCCCGTTATGGAAATGTCCACCGTACCATTTACCGCTGTAGAAATTACCATTCATCCAATGCGTTTTATTGCAGTCTATACTTGGTATAGTATTACCACTAGCATCTATATTTAAACCAGAATGGAATTCACCGTTGTAAAAATTACCGTTCCACCATGTTGTTCTAGATTTTTCTAAACTGGCTGTTCCAAATCTACTATTTATACTAGAATTAATTCTATCGAATGTCCCGTAATACCAGTCGCCCTCTACAAAATCCCCACCGTACCATATTCCATCGTACCATTGATGATGATTGAAAGTTCCAGAATAAAATTTACCATTCAACCAATACGAATTAATCATACTACCGTAATAGAATATACCGTTATACCAAACTGAATTTATAAATATTCCATCGTGATATTTACCGTCTTCCCAATAAGAACTAGAAAATGTTTTCCCTGTTAAATCACCGTAAGTCTTATTAGATATATCTCTTTCGTAACCAAATATACCATCGTAAAAATCTCCCTGTTTCCACAAACCACTTCTAAATTCAGAATATATTTCACTCTTATCAAGTATAACAAATCTATTAGATATAACCATAGCTTTATCAATAAGATAGGAATACCATTTACCATTATCCCATATACCATCGTGCCATATACCAGAATACCATGTACCGTCGATCCACTCACCGCATACCCATTCACCCGAGTACCAAACTAATCCGTAATCATCTTCACCTATGATACAATCTTTAACACTGGCATTTAATACCCAATTATATTTGATTTTTAATCTTTCAATAGTTAAACCACTGACTAATATAATATTATCAGCGTTTTCATTTATATTCACTATCTCAACTTTAAAAGCCATTTTTATATCTTATTTTATGTGTTGTAGCTTAATGTCCACAACTTATTTATACTTAAACTATTTCTTGAAGCTAATGAATAAACAGATGGTTTACCATTATTTGTCCCAGTTGTAATCATGTTGCCACCAAAGGTTAAAAAAGTATCAGCTTCTATATATAAATCATCTATAACATCATTTGGGAAATAATTATCAGTCAATGTTATAGTGTTTAAATAAATTAAACCATCTAAACTAAATTTGGTTAATCTATTATTTGTTAAGTTTAAGTAAGATAAGGTTTTTATTTTACTGATTGAAGCGCTTGTTAATCCACCTGTTCCAGATGCTGGTAATATCATTAAACTAGTTATTTTTTCTATCCAACCTGTAGCTGTTATAGTATATGTAATTGCGCTAGCGTAAGTATGGGTGATAGACGTACCTCCTGTTGTTATTAACCAGCTTTCAGTAACACCGTCACCGTAATCAAAAGATAAATTCATAAGATAACTAGATGTTATAGTAGATGAAAAAATCTTATTACTATAATTAGCGTCAAATGTTAAAACAAAAGAATCGCTTGGCACACCATTATCCATATCGAATGTAGATACCATGTTATCGTTTAATATGGGGACAGGTATTTTCGTGTGTTTATCTATTCCTATATCTAGTAATTCTATTGGTTTTAATTGTAGTTTTGGGTCCATTTTATATTTTTATTTTAAAATTCATAAACTATGTATATTGGTCCAGACATCGCTGGTACTTGGAAAGCATATACGTTATATAATATTCCTGTCCAATTATTAACTAACCCACTTGACGCCATTTCTACATTTAAATAAGTTGTTGGAATCTTATTTACACCGTTAGCTTTAATAGATGATATTATACCGTAACTTGATGGGTGAGCAAAATAAACTAAATTATCAGTAGCTCCAATTGTGTAAGCGTAAGTTTTAATAGACGAATAAGTTTCGACCTTTTTAAGCATTGGTTCGTTATTTGGTGGCATTGTGTCTAAATAAAAATTACCAGCCGCACAATATATTCTCATATTTCTATCTGTTAATATAGGAGGAACACTTGGTACTCTGTTACACGTTAAGAAAGGATATACCGCACTTACTTGTACAGTTAAATCTTTTATTTCAGATGGTGTACCACAACTTTCTATGGCAACAAAGTTAGGAGTCTCTTCAATTACAGGTGTATATGTATATGGTGATGAAGCGTTATTCGCTGACGTTATACCTAATCCCCAAGTTAATCCAGTTGTAGACGAAGCAGTGAATGTAGTATTACCACTCCATAGTTGATTTGTTGGCACATTACCTTGTAGAATAGCGACAGTAGTAACTATATCAGTTGTAGATGTACCAATCTGGTAAACAAGAGGATCTACACTGGATACAGATGATATAAATAATTTAACGTTAGCGTCATTAAGATATAATGCGCTAAAGTATATGTTATTACTCCAACCTGTTCCAACAGAGTTAATAGCATATGATTGTCCTGTATAAGCTGTCCCCGGCGTTAATCCAGTCAATATTAATGAAAAAGCACCAACACCACCTGTTGCGTAAGGCCATAATCCAATAGTGTTACCAGTTGTACCTCTTGCTGTTACAGTAGCATACCCATCACTTATAACTTCACTATTTATAGTAGCTCCTGTTATTGAAATATCTGAAACACTATTTATAACAACAGCAGGAAGAACAGCAGATAATGTTGAAAAATTAACAGAAGGCGTGTATGTTGTTCCTTCACTATTTGTGGCGTGAGCAAAAACGTAATAATTTCCACCCAAAGTTAATCCTGTTAATGTAGAAGTCCAAGAACCTGTACCAGTTCCACCGTTCCAATTTAATAAAGAAGGAATAGTAGTGCCTGAGTACTGAAGACCCCTTGATGTTACAGACGCACCACCGTCACTGACTATCTGACTTGTTACGTCAGCATTAACAGTTCCAATATTACTTATTACAGGACTACTTACACTAAATGATGGTTTTGAAAAACCAGAAGCAGTTGTAAACTGTATATCTGCGCTGTAATTTGTTCCTATTGAATTTGTAGCGTAAGCTCTTACGTAATAAGTAGTTAGGTTTGTTAGGCCAGTAATTGTTGAAGTCCATGAAGCTGAACCAGTTCCTTCGTACCAAATTGGAGAAGTTGGAGTAGGTGAAGTAGAATAAAGTAAACCTTTAGATGTTATTATAGCGTTTCCGTCGCTTGTAATAACTCCTCCAAATATTCCAGTACTAGAACCTGATGATATAAATGATAAGGTTACAGTTGGTAAAGTCTGAATTGGTAATGTTGTAAAACCAGATACAGATGAATAACCAGTTAAGCCGTATAAATTTGTGGCAGCAGCCATTAAATAATATGATGTGTTTAGAGTTAACCCAGTTAAATTCGTGTGCCAATTGGTTGTTCCAGTTGCTGACCAGAATGGATCACTTATAGTTGGTGGATTTAATGTAGATATATATAAACCTTCCGATACTATTGGCGAATTACCATTAGATAATAATAAATTAGACACGTTGGCGTGATATGTTCCAAAAGATAAAACACTACTTATTTGAACAGTGGGTGTAACAGGTAAAGGTAGAGTGGCTACAGATTTCACAGGTCCGTAAGCTGTGGTAGAACCACTATATAATGTGTTTATGGCGTAAGCTCTAAAATAATAAGTTGTATTAAATGTTAATCCAGTTAAATAAACAATATATGGTCCAAGACTATAAGGATAAGGACCAAATGGTTGAACAGTGTTTCCAGTTGTTGGATCGTTATAAGGATCAGTTGACCAAACGACTCCTAACTCGTCTACTCCGTGTTCAGGATCAGTTAAAGAACCGTCGTTGTCTATCAAATTACACAACACATCTATACTATTATATGTAGTAGGGCTATTCCATCCAATTGTATCCAGAACTGGAGCGTAAGGATATAAGGTTGATATACTATTACCAATACCATATGTTACACCACAAATATTTTCAGCGAAAGCGTTATAAGAATACATTTGATTATGTGTTAATCCAGTTAAATCAAGAGTGTAAGAACCAATAGTGCCTGGTTCTGGTGTAAATACAACAACACTATCGGCAATGGTTGGAGCAGATATTCCAATTTTATAAACTATACCTCTTGTTAATATTGTACAATATCCTCTATCTATAACAGAAGCGTCGACTGTTATTTTATGTGATGTGGCAGAAGCACTATTTGTAGTTACTGTAGCGCCTGTATAAACAGCAGTAGATGTGAAAAAAGAATAAGGTTCACCGTAAGAAGTTCCTTGAACGTTAGTAGCGTAAGCTTTATAATAATACCACGATTCAGGAGTCAAACCTGTAATATTACTTGAAAAAGGGCCAACTCCCGATGTATATGTCGAAGCTTGCACACAAATATTTTGTACAAAAGATGAAGTTGACCAACATATGCCTCTACCAGTTATATTTGTGCCTCCGTCACTAGTTATTTCTCCTGGTAAAATAGCAGATGTACTGGTGTGTGTTTCATTTAATTTAGTTACAACAACTGGTTTTCTTGGTACTCCACCGTTAGAATAATTTTCTGGATCGTAAAGTTTTAAAATAAATTTGTGTTGTTCGTCCTGCATCAAGAAAGCAGTAACGTTACTAATTATACCAATATCTTGACTTATAAAATCAGCGTATCCGTTACAGATATTTCTTTTCATATCTTCGTCTCTAACCCTAAAATAATCAGTATTACTTGGAGTTTCGTCGTTAATATAAACGTCATATAATATATCAGATATATCTTTTAATGTATATATGGTTTCTATTCCAGATATAGTCAATCCAGAATTTGATTTATAAGTTTCTATTACAAAGTAATCATCTGGTAACAAATCAACTATCAATGTCTTATATTTACCTGTACTGTTTGTAATATTAACGTAAGTGTGATTTTTAAAATAATTCACAGTACTAGGAGTATATGGCTTTATCTTAATAAGAGTACCTTTAGTATCACCGTAAGTATCCGGATATACAATTGGGTTCCAAGACGTTAAATTTCTACCGTCGTAATATTCAGTTGAAAATTCGACAGCGTTCATTGGATAGTTGATTAAAAATGAATATCCTGAGTTGAACAAATATGAATTGATTTCATTTAAATGTTCGTATAATTGATATTTAATATAATGGTTATTAGTGTTAAATATTCTTTGTGTAGAGTTTATAACGAATTTAAGCCCGTCATAATCAAAATACATATTATTAGGATTTGGTATAGGATATAAGAAATCAGAAGAATCTATATCAAAATATTTTGCGTAAAATGATTCCAGCGTCACTTCTTTTGTGTTTCCTGTTGTAGCAAACATTAAATTTGTAAGTGTATATGTTGAAGTGTTACCAGTATAATAATCATTTAAAATATTATCTGGAATATAATCTGATATTACAATAAAAGTGGTTCCAGTTTCTTTAATAAATGTTTTTAATGATAAACTTGTATCGCCAGATATTTCTAACTTAACGTAATCGTAAACACTAGCGTTGCTACAAAAAGTCGCTCCCGCTTCAACGTGTGTTTCGTAACCAAACCCATCTAAAGGAAAATTGTTATAATTATAAATTGTAGTGCCTGATACTATTCCAGTGGAAGTATAATTACTTTCTACGTTATCAATGTTTATTAAATAACTACCACCGTGATATTGAATATCAACTGTTGTGCCAGTTTCAAATAGAAAACCTTCGTATAGTTCGTAATTCTTATTAACTGAAATTCTAGCCAATTCATAGTCAGTGAATATTATTTTTGGTAATATAGGACCAGTATCAAATAAATCGTAATTAAAAAGACTCTTAACTATATAACCATGACCATCTAAAAAATATTTTCTTTCACCTTTTAATGGAAATCTATTACCTGAATTTTTAAGGTGAAATTGTTTACCTTTATTACCACCTAACTTAACATATGCTTTATATCTCCATGTTTTACCTGTGGTAGCTAATTCATCTGATAGATTAAGAAACCCCCTTGAATCTACAACGTAAATATCATTATCTACTGGATCTGTTTGATTAACAAGTAATACTCTATGACCAGTTCTTAAATACGCGCCGTCAATATCGTAATACCTTTTAGTTAAATCTAAATTGATGGTACTGCAAACATCTACTTGGTAAAGGTTTATCATGAAATTGTTGATTATATCAAATTCATTATACATACAGTATATACAATAATTTGTACCAACCATCAGATTTTTATCGTAGATGTTATCTAGTTGGTTAACAAATTGATATGTTATACCTGAAAGACATTTTTGGTATTTGAAATATGTATCGTTTATATTAAAAACTTTCATTCATGTAATTATCTTTTTTAAGATGTTGTTCCAGATGTTGTTCCGCTTATAGTGGTTAAAACAGTAGTACCGTCTGAGTCTAGTATTAATGCTCTCTCTTTTTTAATCCAAGTATTTAATTCAAGTGACCAGAAAAACTCTTGATTCCAAGTATCTTTCATTTAAGAAATTTAGGTTTTTGTTCTATATATAAAAAAACTTTTATCAAAAAGTCAATCACAAAAATAAATATATAAGGTTGAAAAAAGAAAATGTATAATGATTCTAAATATTGAGAGCCAAACAGAACTTTCAGGATTCTACGTAGTTTACAATCGAACTGTTATCAACGAAAAAGAAGGAATATACGGCATATCACATTTAATAGAACACTTGATGAGTCATAATTTCAATGATACTTTAGTAGAAGAGTTCCAAAATTCAGGGTTAGCTTGGAATGCGTACACTTCACCAACTAATATAGTATTCTATTTAAGTGGTTTAGATAAATACGTTACCAAATATAAATATAAGTTTTTAAATAAGTTATCAAAAATAAACATAGAACAAAAAGATTTCGAATTAGAGAAAACTGTTCTTCTCGAAGAGTACACGTCTATATTCAATATGCAAAGTCCTTCACATCTTTTAAATTTGTATAGAAAGAAATTGAACTCTTATAATTCAATAGGAAAAAAGAAAGATATAGAGAAAATAACATTAGATAATTGTAAAGAATATTTTAACATATATTATAGTAAACCTTCTAAAATTATCAATGTTTCCAAAAATAATCCTTTTGTGTCTGATATAGAATTTAACGATTTTAAAAATGATTATTATTACAATTATACTAATGGTTCTAATAAAGATATCGATAAACATAAAAGTCTTTTAAATAAATCATCAATAATATACTTATCACCAGTAATAGAAGATAACTGGGCCACCGTGTTTTTTATAAATTATTTGTTATCAAATGGTATCAGTTCTCCTTTATATAAAAATATAAGAAAAAAAGCAGGATTGGCTTATTATATAAGATGTACAGTAGATAGATTAAGTGATTATTCTGGAATTAATATAATATCAACCGAAACAGATGACGATAAAGTTGATAAATTAATGTTACTTTTAGACGAAACTTTATCAGATTTAAGTTTCTTGACAAAATCTAAATTTGATCAGGTTAAAAACTCAATAATTAATAAAATTGATACAGTAGATATAAACAGACATAGTAATGTTGAAACCTATATAAAACCAGAAACTTGGGCAATAGAGAATAATATTCACGATATAACATTAGATAAAGTAATAGAAACTTATAAAAAATATTACAATGTTGATAACTTCTATAAAAGTGTAGATAAAAGAGAATTTATGTAAAAATCTACATATGGAAAAATCAGAAAAAAATATAAATATATACACACAATTAACTAATAATAGGCTTTTTTTAATTCACTGATCTACAGGCTTCTAATTTTCTATTCAATTAAAAATTTAAACAAAATTAAAAAAAGAAGTTAAATAATAATGGATAACAAAGAAAACAAAATCACTTTTGTATTGAGAAATTTCATAGATGAATTATCAAAAGGATATGAAATGTCTGACGAAGAAAAAGAAGCCCTTGAGAGATTGGCTGAAGAAGAAACAACTAAATTATATAATCAAAAAGAAGTTGTATAAAATTTATCTTTTTTTCTTTCAATACTGATTGTAGAATTTTCATACAAGAAATCTCTGATTTTATTTACATTTAAGTTACCACAATAGGATAGCGTGTGGATATTTCCTTTTTTATGTATTTTCACATTATTTAAATTAGCGTTATTTATTAATATTTTTTTGATATTCTTTTAAAAAATCATAGTTTCCAAGAATATACCAATTTTTTTGTTGTCCGTTATAAATAGATCCGTCACCGTCAAAGTATCCTCTCATAAAATGATGAATTAATTTTTGATTTATATTTGGAAATCGTAAAGTGAAAGTTTTATTCGGAAAACAACCGTGTTTTATCAAATCACTAACCATTTCCTTAGAAGTTATTCTAATTTGTGCTGAAAAAAATTCACCACCGAAAGATCTCTCTTTTCTTATTTTTATTTTGTGAGGTAAATTAAAGTTAGATTTAAACAATTCTATATGATTTATATCTTTTTTAGATAATTTAATTGATACATGATTACATTTATTATCATTAGATTTATAAATACAACCATCAGCATAAAGAAACCCCAACCAGTATGCCTTTTTTCGTTGTTTATCACATTGAAAATGTTTCTATCAAAATCGTATATCTTATTACCTCTATTAATAATTTCGTAATTTTTTAAGATTGAAACAACTCTTCTATGACTTATCAAATATTTTTTTGATATCTCATAAATTGGTATTTTGTTACCATATTCTTTTAATATAGATTGAATATCAATGTCTTTTGTTTTTATAAACGGTTCTCTATAAACACAATTTTCCATTAATATCTTTTTAATATATCTTTTATCACATCCATATTTATCTGATAAATGTAACAATGTTACATTTCCTATATTACCTATATATTCTTTAATTAGTAATTTTTCATCTATATACACTTTTTTCATTTTTTTATCTTATTTTTATTTATTATCTTTGTATATATAAAAATAAATTTTCAGGATTTATCCGATGAACATAAAAATATCAATATAAACAATATTCAAATATTTATATATAAAATAATATGATAAACATATTCCTTGACGACATACGTCATCCATACGACGCCTATCCTTATACAAAGGACACTAGATATTTACAGCTTAAATGGATTATTGTTAGATCATATAATGAATTCACGTCTTTGATAAAAAATTCATTAAAAATAGAAGGTGATGTGGGAATCATAAGTTTCGATCACGATTTAGCAGACGAACACTATTTTAGTGATAATCAGCCGTGGTCGACTGAAAACTCTATTGATTATTTCTCATATAAAGAGAAGACTGGTTACGAATGCGCTAAATGGTTATGTGATTATTGTTTGGATAACAATGTTAAATTACCAGAAACTTTAGTTCATTCCTTTAATCAAACAGGTTCGGCAAACATAAGACATTATATAAGAAATTTTAAAAAGCACACAGAATTATAAAAAATAATTAAACAACATGATGACAGTAGATGATTTTAAGTACCTAGTAGGTAGAACAATAGAAGCAGCAGTACCAGAACTTCCACCAAGATATTTCATTTTTGTAGCAGATGAAGACGGACAATCTTTTTATAGAACACAAGAATTTAATCCATATAGAATTAATGTGTGGGTAAAAAGAGGAGTTATCAATAAAATTGACGGTGTAAACTAATATGATTATATTCAAGAAAGACGGTAAGTGCGTGAATTTTAATAGTAACAACGACGGTCGTTGGGTACTATCTGATACTTTAGATTTAGAGATGGCTGAAGAAAACATTTACGAATTCGTAAATGAAATAGCCTGTGATCTAAAGTGTGATGTAGATGATATTAGAGTAATAAATTTTTCTAAATATAAATTAAAAAATTAAAAAACAAATTGAAGAAAATTATGAGCAAAAAAGAAGCAACTGAAAGAATTAACAAGCACATCAGAGGTGTTAATGAAGTGAGAGTTGTTGGCGAAGGGATAGAATCACAAGTGGTTACTATTCACGAAGCATTGAGAATGGCTGAAGATAGAGAACTAGATTTAGTAGAAATTTCACCAAACGCCGTTCCACCTATTTGTAAAATTGTTGACTACGGAAAACTCTTATACGAAAGAAAACAAAAAGAGAAAATCCAAAAAGCAAACAACAAGAAAGTTAAAGTAAAAGAGTTAAGATTTACCTACAATACAGGGGATCACGATTTCAACTTTAAGTTGAAACACGCTACAGAATTTCTCAAAGAAGGAAACAAAGTGAAAGCTTTTGTATTCTTCTCGGGTAGAGAGTGTAACTATGTTGAAATGGGAAATATTCTTTTGTTAAAATTTGTTGACGCTTTAACAGAGTACGGTAAACCTGAAGCTCTTCCTAAAATGGAAGGAAGAAGACTGTGGGTTATGGTGTCTCCTAAAAAATAAACTTCTTCAATTTTTTTTGATATAAAGAGTTCAAAAAATAATGTAATATTATGTTCGAATTTGTATCAGAATATTTTAACAGACTCATCAATAGAAGAGTTACATACAAATGTATGGCCTATATTGATGATAAAAAGGGCGAAGACAAATTAGTTGACGCTCTTGAAATTAAAGAATTTTCAATACGTAGAGCTTATAACGTTGCTTATGAAGTTCTTAAATTGAAATATCCAGACACTGGAATAGATATAAGAATTATTACTAAATAATTAAATATGAATATAGAAATTTGGATTAAAGACGTATATCATAACTGGAGAAAAACCATTAATAAAAAAATGCACCCAGATGACGTACTAACAGATAGACAAAAATTAGTTTTTAGTATATTTGTTGACGCTCTTAACGACTCCAACTGTGTTAGATTTTTGGACGTTGAGGACGATAGAGGACTAGATAAAAAGTACATAGTTAGCAAGGATTATTTCGTTACAGGTGAAGCTGAATTATTCATAACCCTTATCACAAAGGGCATAGATGGGGATAGTAAATGTAATATAGTAAATCACCAATATTTATATGACGAAGATTTTTCTGTTAACACGACAAGAAAAATGAACAGAATGTTCAAATCTGCTGTCAGAAGAGATAGATCAAAAATGGAAGCATCAAGAATGAAAAATTCCACCAATACTCTTACTCAAATTCTTATAGAATTTAGAGAAAGAATGAAAAGCCAAATAATTCCATTTAGCGACGAAGAACTTATTAAAGACGAACAAACAGTCATAATACCAGAAGTTGTAAAAATACCCAGAAAAAGAAACCAAGAACAAAAATCTAAATAATCAACACGTATTAAAAATCCATTAGTTAGGTGATTTTTCATTTGTGGATTTTTGTTCTTAATATATAGGAAGAAAAAATATGACGATGAAGAAACTTATTTTATCTATTTTATTTGCTTTAATAATATCAATTGCTCAATCGGCTAAACCTTTTAGTGGTGGTATTGTTGTTATTGAGAGAGAACATTTTGATCAATACGGATATTCAAAAATATATGATTGTGATAAATGGGCGGAAATAAAAACAGAAAATTGTAACGTTGAAATTTATATGAAAATAAATCCAGGTAATATTGATTTTATGGTTAAATCTGATGCTTTTGGATATAAAATATTTTTATACGATATATTTGGAAGAAAATTGATGGAGCAAGATTTAAAATGTAAAACAACAATTAAGAAAGAAGGATTGACTAATGGATTATATCTTATAAAAATAACAGACGGAACACAAGTATTCACAAAGAGAATAAATTTATAAATATGGCAAAGATTAAAAAAGTAGACGAATTATTCGAATATCCACATGATATTCCTATAAACCTGGACAAAGATAGATTGTACGCATCAGGATTAAATTCTAAACCAGGCGAAAGGTTGAGGAATTTTCTATCACCATTCTTCGCTTATTTTGATATTATAGAAGACGATGATATTTCCTATGAAGATAAAGAGAAACTCCTTAAAGGACTCACTAAAGAATGTAAAGAACTCTTGCCGTACATAAAGTATTGGTTAAGGAAAATAGAATAAAAAAAGAGGACTTTAAGTCCTCTTTTTTGTTTATTCTAAAATAGCGTGCCAATTACTAACTGGCACAACAAACTTTTTATATATCGCCGCATTATTCTTTGAATACATCATTTTAGCTTGTTCAATTAAACTTTTTTGTCTTTTGGTAGGAAACCAATAATCTTTTTAATATGGAATATTTGTATTATTATCTTCGTTCCAATTTTCTTCACCGTAAGGATCTAAATCAGAATAAACCCTATTAATAGGTGTTTCTCCGAATGTATCTAATCCGCCATCACCTGCCCACTCAACATCTTCGTGGTACTCACTCATTAACTTTTTTATCTGATCTTCAGCTTCTTCTCTTGATAAACCGTTAACAGGAATAGTGAATTTTCTCACCTTTGGTCCTTCATAAGTCGAATTCCAATCTATTTTATCATCACCATCATATTCATGTATATCTTTTTTTACATCAATAGTCTTCTTAACAAATAAATCATACATATTACTATGTAAAGCATTATAAGCTTTAGGAATTTCCATAATGGCTTCACCCAAAGGTGAAATAATAGGTTCCTTTTCTTTTTTAATAATTCCCATCTTCTTTAGAATATCTTTTATTTTCATAAGTTTACCTCCTTTTTCATTAATTTATATAAATGCGGTGGCATAGACGTTTCATCCAACTTCACTAAAGTCAAATTTCTTGTTAATCTATCACTCATCATTTCGTTCATGCTATTATCTTTTAGTCTTTTATATAGTTTTATATGATCTATAATTCTATCTCTAAACTCGATTGAGTTAAAATCAATAGGTTCAGAATGTGTTTCTTTATATGTGTCGTATATTTTAAGAATTCCACTTTTACCTATACCTCTATCACCTTTCATATAAACTGATTTGATATTATCTTTGTTGTGTCCCATTATTTTCATAAAGAGTTCTAATTCAGAATTAATAAGAGAAGTCTTTCTCGTTCTTGTAAAATTATCAAGAAATGAAAGAAATTCAGTTTCATTATTATCTTCAAACATATCGTCAACGTAAGTGTCCTTTACATATTTTGTGAAAATTTGATAGTGTTCGGGTATAAATACTCTATCATCAGTCATCTTATAGTTATACATTATATTAATATATCTCTTATCTAGGTCGTAATTAATAAGTTGTAAAAGGTCACTATCGTTAGACATTAAGAAATTTGATTGTCCTTTGTTATTGAGGGTCTTCATGACGTAGGCGATAAGATCGTCGCCTTCGAGATTTTCCATTTGGAATTGTACGCAGTTCTTTTTAGTTTTGAGATATTCTTTAAGTTTAGTATATTCACCGAATACGAAGTCCCAATCTACTTTATCGTCTCGTTTTCTTGTCCCTTTGTATCCTTCGAAAAATTCTTTTCTCCAGTTTCTAAAACTATCTGATATGAAGTATATTTTATCGAAAGGGTATAATTTTGTAAGTGTGTGGTAATCTCTTTCTATAACGTTGTATAATTCTGATACTAATATTTTATTCTTGTGAAGTATGTGAACAGATTTCATTAATAAAAAATTTCCGTCCACGACGAGATTCAATTTGATCATTTTGTAGTTTTTTTAATTATATATCATTTTTGATTTTTAAAGTTTAATATATACTTTATGTTATAATAGATGGTATTTATTTATTGTAAGAAAAAATAATTATAAATTGTGATAAAAGATAATCGAATGGTAAATGTTAAAGTTGAAAAAAGGACTTTGGAACATTATTCCAAATTTGGAGAAATAAAAAACAATCATATAAATATAGAAGTTAAAAATTTATATAAAAGTTCAAAAGAAAAAATTGTTGTTGAATGTGATATTTGTCATATAGAAAAAACAATAATATTTTCATATTATTATAATAATGTACAGAATGGTGGATATTACACTTGTATAAAATGTAAAGATATTAAATCAAAAAAAACGCATATGAAAAAATATGGCAAATTCTTTAATAATAGAGATAAGTGTAAAATAACAAATCTTGAAAAATATGGATGTGAAAATGTTTCTAGTTCACAATTAATCAAAGATAAGAAAAAAGAAACTAACTTAAAAAATTGGGGGGTTGAAAATGTTTTTCAATCGGATATTATAAAAGACAAATTGAAGCAAACTTGTTTAGATAAATACGACGTGGAGCATCCATTACAAAATGATGAATTATTTGAAAAATCGAGGAAAACATGTTTTATGAATAATGGGGTAGAATATCCAATGCAATCTGATAAAGTTATGAAAACCATGATGGATAATAATTTAGAAAAATATGGCAAAGAGTTTTATACTCAGACAGATAAATATAAGAATGATGTTAAGATAAGTAATACTGATAAATATGGAACTGAATGGTATATGTCATCTAAAGAATTCAAAAATAAATCAAAAATTACTAATATGGAAAAATACGGCGTAGAATATAATATGCAGAATGAAAAAATATATATGAAAGCACAAATTAATGGATTTAAAGCAAAAATTCATAAGATGGCGGGTCTTTTTTACAGAGGAGAAAATGAAAATGATTTTTTAAACATGTGTTATGATAAAAATATCAAAATAAAACAAGGATTAAGATTCTCTTACATATTTGATGGAAAAAATAGATTTTATTTTAGTGATTATTTTTTCCCAGAAAAAAATCTTATAATAGAAATTAAAAGTAGTTATTATTATAAAAAATATTACGATATGAATATAGAAAAAATGAATAGTGTTATAAAAGAAGGGTATGCTTTCATCTTTATAATTGATAAAAATTATCAGGAATTTAATAATTATATATAGATTCATGATTACGAAATACAATATTTTTGAGAGTGTCGATGGATGGATCGATCTTCTTGATTATTTAAATGAAAATGATTTAAAAAATTTAAATAAAGTAACTGACGCGTATAAATACCGTGATAGTATTGATAATAATATCGCTGTAAAAGAACATTTATCATATATGTTAAAAGGAAAACTTATAAAGATTCATTATGATAATAATTATATAGAAGGAGAAGTGCCTTCTGAAATTAGTTTCGGATCAAATCAACCATTCATTAACATTAGTAATAAAGAAGATCGTCTTATGAGATTTAGAACTATTGATTTTTGTACAAATCCGAATATGATTCAGGTTTACTCTGAAATTGAAAAAAAACCAAGAGTGAGATGGTTTAAGCACGGTAAATTACAAAATGATACTTTAAATGAATACGTCGAATTTGTACCAGTTAAATACGAGTACGGTGGTTATTATGGAGGCAAAGATGTTTTTAGATTACAAAATTACGCCAAAATGGCCAGGATAGGGTTATTACAGAATTTCCTCAAAAGTGGCGATTGGTATAGAATAAGGTTCAATGATTATAAGCATATTGTTATTAAAATAGAACAAATTAGATACGGTGGTGATGTAGTATCGATAGGATATTTTATGGAATATAATAAAGGGGAAATTCGTGGATCAAAAAATGGACATAGTGTTATAGTTATAGATACATGGAAAGACGATAGAGATATAGTAATTGAACACATAGAACCAATGGATAATATATTAAATAGGAGAAAATTCAGAGAATTAAATATACAAGTTGGTGATAATGTTAAAGTTTCAAATCCTGGTTTAGAAGATAAGATATTTAAGATAACTAGTGTGAATAAAGAAGAACATAGTTATTTTTCCAAATCATGGACTGTTTCATATCCAGAATTAACAAAGAAAAATCATAAAATATTACCAATAGATATAGTTGAAAATTTAGGAAGAGATTTGATTAATAAAGAACTAGATCCTTATGGTGAAGAAGTATGGGAAAGTAAAAAAAGTAAGAAAAGAAACGCTACTAGAATAAAAATGGCTGAGATAGATCCTTACGGTGAAGAAGACTGGGGATGGGACGTCAAAATAAATGACGACGACTTTAAAGACAAATATATAGTCTTCAAAAAGAAGTTTTTAGGTAGTTACGATTATTATTTTGCTTTTTTAACGAGTCATTATCAAATACTTTCCTTTGGGGGATCACAAGATTTGAACATAATTAAAAAACATCAAGTTTTATCACCTATATCAGAAAGAGAAATAGAAAGAATTAAAAAAGATAAAATAGAATTAGTGCCTTATCATTGGGTAGGAAAATATAGTAAAAACGAGTTCGGAAATTCAGAAAGAATGCCATATTCATCACTCAAAAAAGATGTTCTATTTCTAGATCAAGATTATATGGATAATTATTTATATATGAATGAGTCTGTTAACGAAGAATACGTCGAATTTAATAAAACAGGTGAAGAATTGGAATTAAAACGTTGGCATAATTATTTTGAAGATTATATAGTTCCTTTTTTAAGAAAAGGTGAATGGTACAGAATAATATGTGAAATACCATATGATAAAAATGATTACGATGTACTTGAACGACCAGGAAAAGAAAATAAACTTATCACTAAAAGAAGAAAGAAAATGTTGTTATATGTTTTTAGATTCCATTCTACTCATAGTGATTGGGCATGGGATATAATACAATGTGATAGAATGTACAAACATGGTGAGATCGAAGAAGTCAACCCATTCAAAGATTATATACAAATGGATAGATTAAGAAATTATCAAAATGTAAAAATTCAACACATAGTCAATCCAGAGATAAATAGAAAAAGAGAAGAGATGAGATTGAGATTACACCCTAACGATCCATACGGAGAGGAGGAATGGAATGATTAAAGAATTCAGTAAATATAACTTTACGGACTTTATCAAAAGTTTAAATATAAACTTTAATGATTTTAATTTATCTGACGATAATTTTAATCATAAATCTGATATTCACGGTATTAATCATACATTTAGAGTTATGTTCAATTGTCTTATGATTGGTAATGAAATAGGGGACAAAATTAATACTAAAAGAGCATTTATGGCTGCATTTGTTCACGATATGGCAAGAAGAAACGACGATAATTGTAAAGTACACGGAAGAGACGCATCGATAGAAAAATTACCACTCTTTAAAGAACTCTTTATTAAAAATGGTATGAATGAAGAAGATTTAAAAGTTATAAAAGTAGCTATATCTAATCATTCAGAAAAATATGAAATAGAGAAGGAGAATCCATATTGGCAAACAGTTTCTATATTAAGAGACGCTGATGGTTTAGATTTATGTAGATTAGATTACGAAGTAAAACCACATAAATTGAGAAATAAGGAAAGTGTAGAATTAATAGATAAAGCTGAGGAATTATTTTTAAAAACAGAATGGAAAAAATATAATAGATTTTCAGACTTCTTAAAAGACAATATAAACAATGATTAAAGTAGGAGACATAGTTAAATGTATTCTTCCAGCGGGAATTTTAATACAGGATAAAATTTATATTATCACTGGAAAAAATGGAGCGTTATGTTTTGTTAATGAAATTCAAGGCGGATGGCTTCCAAAAAGATTTGAAAAAATTGAAGGTGAAGAACTAGAAGAAATTAGAAAAAAACAAGAATTATTGAAATCTGTTCATATGCAAGATGATCCATATGGTGAAGAAAATTGGGTAGGTGAATCTAGACTATTAACAGAATTTAAAGATCATAGTGTTTTACTTGATATTATTCACAATAATATTCTAAAAAGTGAAGCTGAATTTGGTTTGATAATTAAACCAGAAGACGCTGAATTAGAGAAAAAAGTTATTATGTCTGTATTTAATGATTATAAATTCAAGAAATGGAACGAATATTCCAACGATGAATATATG